AACGTTATTAACTGAACTTTTATGCGATTTTGATAAAGGAGGAATTGAAAAAAATTTAGAATCCTTTACGGCATTTTGTATTTTATCTGCATTTGTAGATTATGTCTCAGAATTTATGAGAGAAACCATTAAATTAATGGAAACTCACAATATAGAAGAATTTGCAAACTTTATAAATAGAAAAAACAAAGAAAATTAAATTAACTCAAAGGACTAAATCAATATGGATAATTACACGCCTAACTTTAACATGCTTCCCATTCATAACATTGTCAAAAGCCATTTGGTTCTTTGCCAGCATTCAAGCGAAAAATTGTGCCCAAAAATCATTGCAGAGTTATCTTTAAAAATCACTGAAACAATAGAGCATTTTTTAAACAAGCATGTAAAAGAAAAAGAGGCAACCGTAAAACTTGTTAAAAGTTGATTTATCGCTCTATATGGGCATAAAATGTTTCCCACTATCTCGACCAAAAGATAGCGGGAATCGGCGTAAGCCTTTGGCGAGCCTAACAGTTAAGCAAAACTGTTAATCGCATGGAAGAAACTACACCAAACCAGATGGTGAGTTGTTTATAGTATAAACAACGCATCCTTGTTAACACAAGGTATAAATCTAATGAGTCTTACCAATTTTTATTTTTGATTTAGTACGAGAGAGTTTTTGCGTACGGTATCTTTATGCCGTATTTGAAAAGAGTAAGTTGGCATCCCTGCCAAATCCCAGCTACCGAATAGATGGGGGAATCCAAAAAGAAACGAATAAACGAGGAATAATTATAACATGTCTACTTCTACAAAAGAAACCAATATCGAAAAATTTACAGGGTCATTTTCAAAAGAGGACGGTGGTTGTACCACTATCATCAATTCAACCATTAATGCTATTCATGACGGATTCTCTTGTGGGGTATATACCTACCTTTTATGTCGGCCGCCAAATTGGGATTTAAACCCTAAGCAATTGGCCTCTCATTATGACTGTAACAAAGATAAGATTTATAAAACTCTTATTTTATTACAAGAAATGGGGTTATTAATCCGTGAAGATATAAGGGAAAAAGGGAAATTTATAAAATTTCATTATATTATTCATCTTCACCCGAAAGCATCTGTTAAATCACAATTAAACAAAGGGTTTTCACCAGTTCCGGGAAAACCAGAACTGGTTTTTCCAGTTCTGGTTTTCCCGGACACATATAAAACAAAGAATATAAAAAACAAAGAATATAAAAAAACTACTACTACTAGGAAACCGGAAAAGCAGAAAAGTAGTAGTAGTTTTGTAATCTCTAAAGAAATTGACGAAAAGCTATTGGCTTTAAGAAAGAAATACTTACAGACAGATGAACTTGATAGAACAGATGAGGAATTTTTAAGACAATGTAGCCATCATTTAGATAACGGGGATAAACAAAAATACAATCTGGCAAGAAGATTAAAGGGGTTAGAAACCATAATTAAATCAGGATTTTTTGAAAAACCAGCCGGATACAGTGAAAAAAAAGTCGTTAAATCTCAATATTCACCAGAGGATTCCGCTTTAATTCATAAATACCAGCATGCTTTACGCATGGTAAGCCATGGAGCTAAACTTGAAGATTACATAGCAGACCAAAAAGAAGTTAAAAAGGCCATACAGTTAATGGAAAAAGCACAAATCAACAAGCTACCTTTGGATAAAAGGTTTGGCATGATGGGGTTGGGTCAAATTTTAGACGCCATTTAATTGATTTAAGGCGGTTATTTTATATAGGGATATACTTAGGGATGTATAAGGCAAGAAAGCCGCGGGATTTTAATGTTATACGCCTTAACGGGCAAAACAGTATGATATGGTGCTTTAAATGCGATAACCAAAAAGTAAAGCCAGGTAAAAAATGCAAAAAATGTGGAACTAAGTGTTTGGTTTCACATCAAAAAAAATATAAAACCCGTTTGGTTGAGATTCGCCTCAAAGAATTATCCAAAGAAAACAGGATTATTCTATGAGACGATAGGTAATTATTACGACTTTGTATTTTTATCTTCCTTACCTTTGATTTTTTCGTATATTTCCTGACGATGTATAATAACCCCCTCTGGTGCCTCGAATCCTAAACGGATTTGATTACCGTGTACTCCCAAGACTGATATTACGATATCGTTACCTATCATGACTTTTTCACCTGATCGCCTACCTAAAATTAACATAGTCCATATCTCCATTGTTGTTGAAAAAACCGTCTAATATAATTTAAATGAGTTAAATAACATTAACTTAATTTTAAATACGAAGTTAACTTTTTTACCAAATTTTGATTGTCTGAGCTTTTAAATCGTCTTATTTTTTTATTATCAATAATGCTTATGACGAGATTATTATCAACTTTATAAACATTCATTGAAATAAAACAAGGCCGTCTTCGTTTGTCTAAAAATTTCCATAAAATAGGAATAATGCTTTGTGTGTAATCAAATGCTTGCATATTATTCATAAGACTTGTCGATCTGTTCATAGCAATATGCCTCATATCCCTGATCTCCTTTCATATCGTTAATTTGTTCACAATCGTCACATAAACCACAGTCACCATTGCATTCTTCCGGCTCCCAACCTTCCATAAGTCCTTTATAGCTCATATACTTTCTCCGTCCATCATAATTTTAAACTTCCATGGGAACCTGGCCGTCTGGGTATATTCATCTACGATCGAAGAGCAATCTTTGCAAGTTACCTGTTTGGGTCTTTTTAAAATGGTATATTCTCCTTCTTCGATCCAATAATTTTTTCCATGTACCAGTTTTACATTTCCGCCTTTACAATTTTGGCACTCATAAATCATCGAATTTCCTCCTGTCATAGTTACTTAAAATTGTTCATACTTACTTAAAGAATGTATAGTAGCATCGCTTGACTGACTAGTCAAGTAAATATTTGAATTAATTTTATAAATGGAGCTTTTAAGTATGAAAGGAGCAATGATTCGATGTGTGAGATGTAAAGGACGTAAAAAACTATTTAAATTTAATGGCATTTATAACTATACAAATACAGGCGGTGTTGAAATACAATGCCCTATGTGTCTTGGCGAAGGGGTCACAAAATCACTTGAAGAAGCACTTGAGGAAATAAAGAAAGAAAACAACAAGCACAAATACGATAAAATAAAGGAAAAGGATTTTAATAATGGTAGGGAATCAAGGGAATTTGCCGAGCAAACCTAAACATGCAGGTGGTAGACCATCCGATTATACAAAGGAAAAAGGCGATCTAATCTGCGAAAGAATATCAACGCATGATGTTGGGTTACCTAGGCTTTGTAAAATGTATTCTGATATGCCAGATGAGAAAACGGTACAAAGATGGCGATATCAAAATGCAGAGTTTCGCCTCAAATACGCACAGGCTAAGATGATTCAGGCCGATTTATTGGCTGAACAATGTTTAGAAATTTCAGATAGCTGTATACCCGAAGAGGTAGGCGTTGATAGATTGCGCGTTGATACCAGAAAATGGCTAGCATCAAAGCTATTGCCTAAGCAATACGGTGATAAACTCTTGCTCGAACAAAAGACGGAAGAGAACGAAGAGCTAAAAAAAGAGCTTTTAGCATTGAGAGCCGAACTAGATAAGCGAAATAGGAGAGAGTTTTAATGTGGATTTCAATCGAGGATGCACTACCAAAACCATTTCAAACTATTTTAATTCTTGAAAGCGGTATAAATGTAATAGTAGGATTTATGGCACCTAACGAAGCTTTTTATGAGCCTGTTTTAATTGATTTTGAAAAAGAAAGGCTAGAACTAAATGGAATTGGGCCGGGAAGAGTAGAGTTTTGGATGCCATTACCAGATCCACCTACTGAGAGTTTTAATGGAAAATAAAAAAGACAAAATAGTTACATTTTTAGAACTTCTTGCAGATTTTCAAACTATGTATATCTATTTGCAATGCGCTTGTGAAGATGATGAAGAAGGGAAACCCGATAGAGAGTTTTTAAACACGGCTGGGCTTAAATTATACGAAAAATATATCCCTGTTATGCTAGCGATAGCTAAATATTTTATAAGTATTATTGAAAAGGATAATCCCAGTAATAAGAGAGAGTTTTAATGAAAGATAAATTTGACGATAAGATTGAAGACCCTGAGCGTAGATTAGCTAATGCTTATTTGAAACAATTTAAAAAGACAATTTCATTAGAAGACAGGAAAAAATTAAGTCCTGATTGTATATATGAGTGTTTGTATAATCCTGTCATCATCAAAAAGTTTGAGCCCAAATGATAGAGTTTTGATGAATAATCCCGAAGGTAGAGAGATGGAAAATAATACGCACCATCTATTTACTCAGCTATTTATAGATTTTCAGACAATGCACACCTACGCAAATAGTCTTTATGTTGAAAAAGACAACGACGAAAGAGAAAGGCTTATAGAAGCCATAGACATGCTATGTGATAAATGGCGTTATTATGTGGGTAAGAAGGTAGCTAAAGATGTTATGGATTCACTTAATGAGAATAACCCCAATGGACAATGACCTAGATATCTTCCGAAGAAGGGAAGAAAGAAAGAAGAAGAAAAAGAAAGTGCAGCCAGAACCTCAAGCTATATTTCTAGCGAAAAACAAAAACGATGAGTATATTAATCGGTATGTGGCTCAAACTGAAAAGGGTTAAAAGTCTTTTTCCTTGTATTTATGCTTTCTTGGCAAACCTTTAAATCTCTTAGGCTTTTTTCTAGTTCATAAATAGATGAATCTAATTCATCAATCTGATTGTCGATGCGAGCAAGTCTTTTTTTGTAATAAGGCAGAAATAACTTCAATGGGCTATCAATAATTTTGTTACGGTCATTAATTAAAAGAGTTTTTGCATTAATTATATTATCTAACGCTTTACTAATCGGTAAAAAGCTTGTTAATACTACAGTATTTTGTTCCATGATTGTTCCATCTCCATATAGTATTTTTACAAAGTTTCCGTTTATGTCTATACCAATTTCACCGATTCTTTTCATTTATTTAAATCCATTAATATATACGTCAAAAGTGATGTTTATTAATGCAAAAATAAATACTAAAAAAAATATGATTTTTGCTAAATTAATTAATTTTTCTAATAAAATTTCTATATTCATCTAATCGCTCAAGTCTTTCTTACCTTAAAGAAATCATCAATAAAATGTATAATATTTATGCCATACCACATAGCATTTTGGTGCGTTTCAAAGTCTGTGCTATATAAGTCTTCTTCAATTTGATTGATAAGTTCTTTTGCTTTAATTAGCCTATCTCTTAACTTATCCGTACCTATCTTCGTTAATTCCTGTATCGCGGTAACTTCTTCGTACGTCAAGAATGATTTATTCACAATTCACGACCTTTTTAATAGGTGAAGAGCCTATATTCACGCCTTGATGTCTTAAGTAAGTATATAAAGTAGGCTTTGAAATGTTTAATTGCTTAGTAATAGCGCTGATAGGAACGTTATTAGAGGTATAGAGTATCTTGGCGAGTTTTGCTTTTTGCTTAGCATCTTCGGTTAATCCTTTTTTTCTACCTCCGAATATCCCTCTGGCTCTCGCAGCTTTTAAACCTGCACTGATTCTTTCCATTATCATTGCTCTTTCATATTCTGCTACCATGCCAAATAGATGAAACATCATCATGCCGTGTGGCGTTGTTGTATCAATAGGATCATTAAGACTAACGATAAAAGCCTTTTTATTCTTCAATTCTTCAATTAATTTTAATAAATGAGCTAAATTCCTTCCCAACCTATCAAGTTTACAGATAACCAAAGTATCGCCTTCTCTGATGTTCTTCATTAAATCATCGAGAACGAGCCGAGCCGTTTTAGCTCCGCTAGCAATTTCTTGGTAAACCTTTTCACATCCTGCTGTTTCAAGTGCTTTAACTTGTAATTCTAAGGATTGGTCACGGGTAGAGATTCGAGCGTAGCCTATTTTCATTCTCAATTTTCGCTAAAAGTTAAATTTACCTATTTAAAATATGAATTGATTAACTTTGATTTATTTAACCGAATTATTTTAACTAATGAGTGTATTTTGTCAAGAAGTTAAAAGTAAAGCACTCTGCGTATTTAATTTAACCGCGCATCTGCTACCCGATGCTTAGCATCAGGGGGATATTTTAAAAGGTCTCGATTTCGAGACCTTTAAATAGAGACACTTGCGACTTCTGCGAAAATTACGACACGGTTTGTGTCGCAATTGTGGAACATTATCATGGAACATTTTAACCGGCTGTTAGTAAATATGTGATATAATGAAGAAAGGAAATTTAAGGTAATGGATTTAAACAAATAACCTTTAATGAGATTAAATATGAGCTTACATGCTTTTGATACATTAAAATATGCGACAGATTTAGAGAAAGGTGGTTTTGATTCCAAACAAGCAAAAGTATTGGCATCCGCACATGCGGAAGTACTTAGTGAATTGTTGCAAGAAAAACTGGCTACTAAAGAAGATTTACTTCATCTTAAATCAGAAATAAAAGAAGATTTGCAAAAATTCGCTACCAAAGAAGAATTATTAAATACCAAATCAGAATTGAAAGAAGAAATAAAAGACTTGAGATCAGAAATGCGATGGTTATTCGTGGCAGCAACTACTGTTTTGGGCTTGGCTATTAAATTCTTTCACTAATTCTAATTCCCCCGATTTCGAGGGTTTTAGAATTTAAGTCGGTGACAAATTGTCACCGACTGAACTATTAAGGATTTATTAACAGTTCAAAATGCTGGGTTCCATTCTTCCCAATCACCAAAGCAATAGCCTTGTATAGTTTTAATCGTCTCATCAATGGAATAGCAAACCTTCGTAAAATAACATTGTTTCGTCATGTCTTCTAAAAACTCTTTTTGAGCTTTACTTAAAATACCGCCTTTGCTTTTTAGCTCTATCCATCCGCCACCGTAGCCATGGCGTGGCATCGCAATAAATAAGTCTGCTACTCCTGCTCGCATTCCCATATCCTTAAGGGATTTTCCATAGCGGCTCGTACGTTTCCCCTCATTTGGGATATGGATTACAAAAGTTTTTAAGACAGGATGAAGCCTCACCCATTCGATGACAGCTTTTTGTATGGAGTTTTCAGAAATCGCGCCAGATTTAAGATATTTGGTTTTTGGCATCATTCATCCTTGAGTACAAAAAAAGCTATTCTCTCTCAAAGGGAGAATAGCTTTTTAAGTTCATCCTATGGGGAGGATTTACGAATAGTATTTTACATCTAAATACGCACCATTGAAACTAGAATCACTTGCACTATTAATCATTGAAGCATCTATGATATTAAAATGATTGGTAGTTTGATAACCAATTTCAAAAACAAGAGCAGCTTTATTGCATAGAGCACCCGTATAGTCAAAACCTAGCTTTCCTTCAGCTTGTGGAACTACGCGGCTAATTTCTGAACTTCTTATACTCACATTTTTGTCTTCATAACCATTATTTACTTTTCCAACGAGTAACGCGGTGTTTAAATGAGCATCTAACCCTAAGCCACATCCCAAATCATAACGAACATCAGTACCAAATCTTGGACCAATTCCTGAAAATTTAGTATCAAAGGATTGGGGACCAAAATCACTATCTACCTTAAAGCCATGAGCTAACTTCATATAGCGTAATCCGCCAAATAAACGCATATCAAGTGAGCTTGCGCAAAAACGTTGACCGCCTTCTAAATCTATTATATCTAAATCAGATGTTTGGTTTCCTTTTACAAAAAAGCCTTTACTATCTGTCATAGAGCCGCTGTTATCTTGGGATGACATATTATAATGTACCGTTAAATCATTTCCGGTATTAGCAAATAAGTAGCCAATTTGGAAATCATTTCCAAAACCATAATTACTATCAACTATCTTATTAATTGAATTTTCACGAAGGTACAAAGTATCAACACTTACTTTAAAGCCACTATGTTGAGATGGTACAAAAACCGAACTATTAGCGAAAGCAGGAACACTTAAACCTACTGCAATGAGTGCTACTGATAAACGTTTCATATATCGCATGATATATCTCCTATTAAGATTAAAGTTAAAAACTGCTAAGTCTAACCTAACAGGAATGTGTTAAGTATGTCAAAGCTTGGATAAATTTTATCCACAATTTCTGTTAATAAATATGTGTATATATCTCTTATATTAATATTTCTGTTTGTAATTATTGATACTTCTTAAATTGATTAAAATTTATACAAAAATAAAAAGGATACTTTATGATAAATTCAACAGAGGCAAGAATAAGCCACAGACTACTAAAATGGGCACGCGAAAAGTCCGCTTTAACACTTGAGGACGCATCTGAAAAAATGGGTGTTGCGCTTGAATGTCTGGCAAAATGGGAGAAAGGCGACGCATTCCCTACTTTTGAACAACTAGATAAAATCTCAGAACTATATAGAATGCCTGTCAGAATGTTCTATTTATGTGAATTAAAAGAGAAGATTTTTTAATTTTCGTATAAGTCCCATAAGTTCTCATAGATAACTTTTTCAAATTCTTTTCCTAAAGGTTCTTGGTTTTTAAGTAATTTAGAATAAAAGCTATGTATTTCTTGGTTTTCAGAAATGGAAAAGTTTTCATAGAACCAATCTGAAGGCGCAGGTGTATGACAATCAGTAATCACCATGATGAAAACTATTAATAATGTTAAATAGCCAATAAACAGGTTTATAAATAGTAGTGTAGTTAAATTTTTCCTTAAAAACGCAACTATCTTTTTAATGAGTTTAACGTAATCCATGGGTTACATCCTGTTATGAAAGGCAACATCACCGCAATTGTAATAAAAAGGAATCGGATTTATAACAATTGCGGGTTTGTTACTAACTTGGGGAAGTTAATCATTATTGAGGCGGTGTAACACCTTCATCAAATTTGGTCAGTAATTCAGTAGCTTCATTATATCTGCCAACTAATGAATTATGCGCGGATGTGGCATTGTCTAAGGCTATGCGGATTCGGTTATGGTTTTCCAAACTATCTGCCACTTCTTTGGCTAGTTCTTGGACTCTGGCTTGCAAAATATCTTTTGTCATTATTAATTCCCTTAAATATGAGTTAAATAAGATTAACCATATTGTCGATATTAACAATATGGTTTTTCTTCCATCGAATTATGCCATGCTTATTTATTTTGTAATAATATAATTAAATGTACCAACGCCTGCATCTGCCGATGAGGTTACTACAAACGACCCGTTGCCAGGAACAATTTTAAGCACAGAGGCGGCATTTGCTTGTGTATTCCAGTTACCAACGACATTGCTTGAACTGGTACAAAACGCATCTGTAAAGCTTTGGGCTGCGGCTCCACCTGCGGCTGCTGCACCTGCAACAGATTTCATGCGAATTGCGGAAGTGGCAACAACTATACCGCCTGTTGAAGCGCCAATATCACCAAATGTGTAAACAGTCGATTGTCCCATGGTGCCATTGCTTATAGTCGTATTGAATGCACCACCCGCATTAACACCTGCAACAATCAAACTACCATTTGCCGCAGTTCCAGGAAATGATGTTAAAGTACCTGCATGCCCGCTAGAACCTGCGGTTACATTTCCTTGCGACGCAACAATATTTCCTGTAGTAGCAGTAATCCCTGTGCCTGCTGTAACGGTTGTACCTGCGGAAACTGATCCTAATGTTGCGGCAATATTGCCAGCGGCTACTGTTAGGTTACCAAGCGTTAAAGCCAAAGAGCCTGTTGCAATCGTTTGTGTGCTACCGCTATCAGTTAATAAGAAACTGCTAGAAGATTGGCCACCATCGGGAATAATATAAGTACGTGCAGCAGCTTGTGAGGCATTTGTTATTTGTGTGACGGTATCGCCGGCACTATTTGCACCAACTAAACGCAAACTACCGCGCGCAGCCGTTGCTGGGAAACTGGCAAAATAACCCGCAGTACCAGAAAGTCCAGCCTGAATATTGCCTCCATTAATGGCTGTTACAGCATCTTCAGATAATGCACCTGTCGCATTCGTATAGGTTGCAATATGATTGGCGATAGTTGGCAATGTAACGCTACCAGGAGAACCACCCGCAACTAATGACCAATTGTCACCCGATTTAGAAACCTCAAGCCATGCAACTTGTGTGGATGTGGCATTTGGTGATGTTTTTGTAGTAATCAATGCCATGTCAGCATCAGATAAAGGCACATTTTGTTGTACTAATTTATTCAAATAACCGGTTGTGATAACTTCTGCGAGCGTATCATTGGTTAAAATATAAATAATGGCTGGAAAAACACCAGCTTGACCGACTTGATTAACGTTAACGTTTAAAATAGGCATGACATAGTCCCTTATGTTGATTGATTGATTGATTTTTTACTACTTGTATTCGTAAATAATGACGATTCCTGAGCCGCCATTGCCGCCAGCAACAGAACCACCACTATTAGAGAACGATGCACCAGAGCCACCACCCCCTGTATTGGCTACGGCATTTGTTCCCGCGGTAGTTCCAGTTTGTACACTTACTGATGGCGCACCCCCACCAAAAATACTGCTTCCACCTGAACCAGAAATAGTAGGGCCTGTAACAGAACCCACCGAAACCCCCGTCTGTCCTGGAGTTCCTGGAAATGCTAAATCACCTGTGCCTGCTACTCCACCATTGCCCCCCTGTGATGGCTTGGTTGTGGTAGTTGTACCGCCTGATGTTAAACCGCCTTTTCCTCCTTTGGCAATGACAATGGAACCCACAGATGTATCGTTACCATCGCCACCGGTTGCTGCTGACGATCCTGTGCCGCCTGTTCCAATTGTAACCGTTTGACTGGCTCCAATAGTTGCTGCGCTTACATAAGATTGCGAAAAACTGCCTGAGCCTCCTCCTCCTCCGCTACTATCGCCTACGCCGGTTGCTGCGCCTCCGCCTGCACCACCACCACCTATACATTGAACAATACACTTTGCCATCCCGCTTGTTGGTGTATAAGTTCCATTAGCTGTAAATATTTGGACATTAATTAAACTACCTGAACCTGCGCTCGCTGCTTGAAATGTTGGAAGAGCACCAGCCCCATTAGAGGTAAGGACTTGCCCACTTGTACCAACTGATGCGATGCTTTGGACTGCTGCTGTACTCGTTGTTCCACCACATAAGACGGCGTACGCTGTCAATGAACTATCGCCTGTACCGCCACGTGATACCGATAATGTACCAGTCCATCCCAATGTTAATGATGCTGCATTTACAAGCGCAGTTGATGGGCTACCTCCTAAAGTTAATGTGACGTTTGTGTCATCGGTTTTTGTAAGTGCGGCTCCGGTAGGAATTTGACTGGTGGTTGCTAATGTGCCACTGGTTGGAAAAGTGACACTTGTAGTATTCGTCATCGTAAAAGTACTGGCAAAAGCACCCGAAGTTGTTAATGACCCACCAAGTGTAAGTGTAGATGAGCCATTATTAATACCAGTACCGCCATTAGCACTCGGCAATATGCCAGTTACCCCTGTTGTTAAAGGCAATCCAGTACAGTTAGTTAATAAACCAGATGTTGGAGTTCCAAGCAAAGGCGTAATAAGTGTTGGTGTATTAGCACCCACAAAATTTCCCGTTCCTGTCTGTCCGCTTAAACTTGTATTAACTGCATTATTTGTAGCCATTATGATAATCCTTTAAGCAATCGTTAATCCTGATGATTGAGGTGCACCTAGTACTGTCCATTCGGTATTTGCAGCGGTACATACTATATAAAAGGAGTCTTTAGCATTCGTAGAAGCAACGGAACCGCCCGAGGTAGTCGTTGAGCTTCCTATGACAATGGTTTGACCACCACCACATTGTACTTTCCAACCGCCTGCACCCTTTCCAACAACTGCCATTTCATCGCCGACAGCACTTGTGGCTGGAAGCGTTAATGTCACAAGACCTGCGTTATTGGAAATATAACCATTATTAGAAACCATCGTTTGAGACGTGCCGCTAACTATATTCCAGCTAAAACCGCCAGCACCAGTTGCAGCAATGGTGATACTTCCGGCCGCATTTGTGATTGATATATTAGTGCCTGCTGTTAAAGTCGCTGCGGTTGGTGTCGCACCGGTTGAACCAATAATGACTTGTCCGTTTGTCATGGTTCCACTAAATACAGGCACACCGGCAGATGTCGTAACCAGTGCCGCGCTATTGGCGGTTGCTAACCCTGTGATGACATTTGCCGAACTGCTATAGAGCAATTGGTTAATGGTAGTCGTTGCGGGATAAGTCGCCGTAGACCAAGCGGGAGCGGCACTTGAACCTGATAAAAGTACCTGATTAGCCGTTGCCGTTCCTGACAAAATAGCAAATGCCGTAGCCGTGCTATAAACAATGCCGCCATTTGATGCCGTTAAGCTCGCGTTTGTTCCGCCTCTGGTTAAACCAAGCTGACCAGTCCAACCAAGTGTTAATGAAGTTGCTTGTAATAAGGCCGTGGCAGGTGTTCCGCCTAATGTTAATGTGACGTTGGTATCGTCAACTTTTGTAAGCGCCGCGGGTGTAATACCCGTGCTCGGTGTAGCCCATGTGCCATCACCACGCCAGAAGGTAGTATTTGATGCTGCCGTTCCGCTATTTAGATGTGTTACCGCTAAATTTCCTGTAACACCCGTTGTTAAAGGTAAGCCTGTGCAATTAGTTAAAATTCCGCTTGCCGGTGTTCCCAATAAAGGCGCTGTAAAGATAGGTGCATTAAAGGTAGGTGAACTTGTTGGCGCAATATCTTGAGGTGTCGTTAAGGTAACATTCCCTGTCTGCATGGAGCCACTTGTACCATTAGCTAAAACTTGATTAGCAGTACCTATAATAGCCGTTGCAACACTGGCTCCAGTAAATGCAAGGTTTCCGCTACCGTCCGTAAAAAGAAATGTATTCGGTGCACCGTCTGATGTTGGCCAGCGTAAACCATCTAAAACTAAACCGCCTGTGCCTTTTGGCGTAATAGCAATATCAATGTCGGTATCTGTTCCAGCCGCGGTTAATATTGGCGCATTGGTTGTTAATGCACTAACAAGCTTTAGATGATTAACGGAAAGCGCCCCAGCCGTTGCATACTCAAAAAGATAGTTTCCGCTACTATCTTTAATGCCGGCTCCTGGGAAATCAAATTGGAAATTCTTTGTGGGTTGACCCGTGCGAAGTCCGACGGGAATATCCCCGACTTGCATTTCACCACCAACATCAAACTCAGAAAACTTTACATCAGCCATCCTATGGCTCCTTAATCCTTAAAGATTAGTTGTTGGTTCCTACGGCATAAAGTACCACGCTCACATTGGTAGTTGCGGTTGCTGTAAAAAAATGTAAAACATCGCCAGCTTTTACTTCACGGCATAAAGCATTGTTATCAGATACAAGCTCAGATGTCGTTGCGGCAAATGACGTACCAGCAGGAACCG